TGGTATGTTACATTGACGGAGAAGGCAAGTGCTGCATCCTATGTATTCACCTTTACTCATCGCCAAACTGAAACCATCGTCACAAGAACCTTGACTGACATATCTGCACACAAAGAGCGTTACAATCAATTTCAATTCATTGAAGGCACGACTGCAACCCTTTTGGAAGGAGAACACGAATATAGTGTTTCAACTGCTGGAGGTGTGTTGTGTGAAACAGGTCTTTTGAAAGTACAAAAGTCATTTACCGAGAATGAATATAACCCAACACTAAACGAAAAAATCTACATACAATGAGCAATTCAACAAGTATTATCGCTGGTGGCGATGGCTTCAAGTATCATTCCGCATCAACGGTGACAGGAGTCGGATATTCCGCTCTTGTTGTTCAAGAGAACACCGTGTTCACATCATTCAGCGTTGACGGAGTGAATGTACTCTCAAGTCGTGGAATGACATCAATCACTTTTGTGCAAGGTGCATATCTTCCCGCTGGTGGTTCTTCAAAAATCACGGGCTTTGTCATCTCTGCTGGTTCAGTAATCGGATATTAATATGAGACAAGGCATAGGATTAGGCGTTGGAATTAATCGCTCTCAATATGGGTTTGCAGTTGGCACTCGTCAATGGCAACTTATCACCGAGAAGTGGGAAACTATTAACGAATTTTGGAACTTATAAATATGGGAACTTCATTAACTGGGTTAACCCCCGCAACAACATACGATGCCTTGATAAAGGTAGGCGATAACGGGCCGTTAAGTGCAACGGCAAAAGTATTAAGTGATGGATTAGGTAATGATTCACCACTTTCGATGTCTACATCAAATGTAGGTATTGGCATCAGTTCACCTGTTTACAAATTGCAAATCAATGCAAGTGGAGGCAATGCTATTTCTTTGATTGGCGATGTTAATAATGAAGCGAGTATTCTTTTTGGTGATTCGGGAAGTGCGGTAATTGGTCGTTTGACATACGACAATGCAACCGATTCAATGCGAATCTTTACCAACGGAACCGAACAAATGCGTATTACCTCCGCAGGAAATGTAGGTATAGGCACGAGTACGCCTTTGGCTATATTACAAACCACAACTGCGGGAACTGCTGCAAACGAAGTAGGTTTGAGATTAAATAACCCCAACGGCAATGTTGCACCTACGGGAGTAGATATTATATTTCAATCGGGTTATACTACGGGCATTGATGGTGCAGCCGTTATTCGTGGTGGCAGAAATAGTGCGGCTACCGATTCTTACATTTCCTTTCAAACTAATTCGGGTTCGGGATTAGCGGAAGTTGGTCGGTGGTTACCAACAGGCGGACTAACTTTCAACGGCGACACCGCAGCCGCAAACGCCCTTGATGATTACGAGGAAGGGACTTGGACGCCTAACTTTACATTAAATTCGGGTAGTGTTTCAGCATATACATCAAGTGGAAGTTATACCAAAATTGGCAAAGTTGTAAACCTTACAATGCGTATAACTTTTACGACAACCTTATTAGCAGAAATTGACGAAATTACAGGTTATCCGTTTACATCACAAACTTCATCACCGTTAGCATTGGGGGCTGTAAGAGAAGCAACGAATAGTGGTAAGATGTGGCAATGGTTAGCGTTTTCAAATAGCACACAAGGAATATTGCGTAGATATGATAACGATAAAGTTTTGACAAATGGTGATTCTTTTGTTGGAACATTAACTTACTTTGTATAACCTTAAAAAATAAAAATTATGATAGAAGAAATAACTTACATTAGTGCTTTCAATGTAAAAGCCGATGGTTCGATTGAAGTTCGTAAAACTACGGATGTTGTAAAAGATGGCGTTGTAATCGCATCAAGTTTTTGGCGTGGTGTGTTAGCAGTAAACGACCCAAGTGCCGATGAGGTATTAGGCGTTGATACTTACTATGCAAACATCGCTTCATACACTTGGAGTATTGCACCCGCACCCGTTGTAAGCGAAGAACCCGCAACCGAAGAAGCATAATGGAACATTTGCAACAACGATTAGAGCAACTCAAACAACAAGAAGCGGGGTTGTTGATGCAACTTGATGAGGTTAAAGTTCTAATCAATGCGTATGAGAACGCCTTAAAACCTGTTGCCGATGAAGCACCTGAATAATGATACAACGGCAGCGATTGCAACTGCGATTTCAACATCGTCTGCCGTTGTTACTTTTACTCAAACTTATCAGCCAATTGTCACTTTTTGTGTGGGGATTCTTGGTATTATATCGGGCGTGTTGGCTGTGGTATATTACCACAAGAAAATCAAGACGATAGATGGCAAAGGCAACTAACTCGGTAGCGTTTAGGGCAAAGCCAAAGAACAAGCTCGGCAGACACACCAAGCACAAGAACAAGCACAAATCGTGGAAACCCAAAAGAGGACAAGGATAAGTTTCAAATCCTACTTTGAACCAACACCAAAAAGATTCCGTGTGCTTGGAGATTCCATCGCTGCGGGATCGTTGTTCGTTGCCGGGTTAAACATTGACCATCCCAAGTTGATGCTTATCATTGGCATATGTGGTGGACTCGGCAAGTTTATCACAAACTTCTTCACGGATGAAACAAGTTAAATTCAACGGTTACTACAAAGAAGAGTCACCGAAATCACAAATCTATTTGCATCACACCGCTGGTGGTGGTGACGGAGTCGCAACCTTTCAGTTTTGGGATGCTGATCCCGTAAACATCGCAACCTGTATTGCGATAAGTCGGTCAGGTGAAATCGTGCAAGGGTTCTCATCAAAACATTGGGCGTTTCACTTGGGATTAAAGACATCCCACTTCAAAGGCATTCCATACAAGAAACTTGACAAGACATCCATTGGGATTGAGATATGCAATTGGGGATACCTGGTAGAGAAGAACGGCAAGTTTATCAATTATGTTGGCAAAGAAGTCAAAGATGTTTGCAAACTTGACAAGCCATACAAGGGATTCATCTATTTTGAGAACTACACGAAGGAGCAAATCGCATCAACCAAAGAGTTGTTGTTATTGTGGCGTGAGAAGTACGGCATTGACTTGACATATCACGAGGATATTTGGCAAGTTACCAAAAGAGCTTTGAGCGGAAAGAATGGAGTGTTCACTCACAACTCGGTTCGTGCAGACAAAATTGATGTCTATCCGCACCCTGATTTGGTATCTATGTTGCAATCACTTTAAGTTGCTATTTAGGTACGATGATATTCCAAAGGATTAACTTTCACGACAACAAACTGCCTGTGTTCAAGGAGAACAAGGCAAAGGGGTTCGTGACTTTCGGAGCAGACAATCTCTATCCCGATTTTCTCGTAGAGTTATTTAACAAATCACCCAAGCACAATGCCATCGTTTCTGCAAAAGCTTCTTATATTGCTGGTATTGGTACTGATGTTTACGGACAAAACACCACCGACATCGCCAAAGCCGAAGCAAAGTTAAAGAACATCAACGCCTATGAGACCTACGAGGAACTCAAAGCAAAGATTGCATACGATGCGGAGTTGTTCAATGGGTTTTGTGTAGAGGTTATTTGGAACAAAGCCAAGACCGCACCAAGCGAATACTACCACATCCCATTCAAGGATGTACGCAAAGGTTTGGATGGTGAATACATCTATTGTGAAGATTGGACTGATGCAAAAGCACCACGCATATCTTATCAACCCTACAACCCCATCACGAGAGAATCAAAGCAATTGTACTATTGTCAATTCTATCGTCCCGGTGAAGGCACATATCCGCTACCTGATTATGTAGGGGCGTTGAAATATATTGAGGTTGACACCGAGATTTCCAATTACTACTTGAACTCAATCAAGAACGGATTCACGGCACAAACTCACATCCAGTTGTTCAAGGGAATCCCAACACCTGAAGAAGCTCGTGCAACTGCAAGACGATTCAAGGAGAACTATCAAGGCACGGACAATGCCGGTGGTTTAATTATTCAATACAACGATCCTACGGAGAAGGAATCAATCATTTCAAACCTTCAACCATCGGATTTTGACAAGCAATTTGATTTGCTCAATAAGACCGTTCAACAAGAGATATTTGTTGCACACAAGGTGAACTCTCCAATGTTGTTTGGGGTGCGTGTAGAAGGTCAGTTGGGTGGTAGAACGGAGTTGGTTGAAGCTTATGAGATGTTTCATCACGCCTACATTGAACCACGCCAACAAAAGATTGACGATGTGTTCAGTTACTTGCTTGAACCTATCGCACAAGTTAGATTGGAGACCATCAACAAGCCACCAATCGGATTGGATTATCAGTCATTATTCACCGCTGGTGTAATTACAAACGAAGAAGCACGGAAAGAACTTGGACTTCCATTGATTACCGATGTTCAGCAATCTT